CTTTTCAAATCGGGCGTCGACGGGTGGGATTCGAACGTGCTCACACGAACCACACCGAACCAAGTGTTCGGTATGCCGGCTCGGGACATTAACTCGTCTAACTCCATCATCGATTTAGAGGGGCGCGTGGATTTCGAGTGTGGCCCGAAATCGTACGTCGTGAAGATAACAGCTGGCTCGGACGTGTTGGGTCAAACCATATATTCGAACACGCCCTTTTACACTGGAAGTTTCATGTCTAAATCGACCATCGCGGAACAATACATGACCGTCTCTTCGAACGACGACCCAGTCACCCATCAATTCGCCGGTGGCCCTCAAAAACAGATAGACAGCCTGAGGATTGAGTGGTTTTACAAAGCGAATAATAAACTCGTTCCCGTGGATTTCAGAGATCGTGACCATGCGATCAAATTGACGCTCTCGTGCGAAACGGATAAGCTGAAACCACTGTCTAAAAAATTCGAGATGCTGAGCAAAAAGTTACCGGTACCCGTCGGTATGTTCGACGACCCCGAAACGGTGGCCGTGGACGATATCGAGAGGTGGGATTGGGAGCAAATGCTTCCCATAGCTATGATTCTTATAATTGGCTTCGTCGCGCTTTTGGTGCTTAGCGGGCGATCGCGAACATCGGCGCCGAAGGCTTAACGACCTTCTTGGAAACGGCCGAAACGCCCATAAAGACCAAGATGGACAAAAGCGTCGTGGTCACGGCGGTCAACGTGTACTGAAGGCCCGTATTTTTGTTCCCCTTGACGAGGCGGCTGATCACGTAGCGCGACACGTCCATCCAAGACATGGCCGCCGCGAAAGAGAAGCCCGCGACGAGAGAGTTGAGCGCCTGGGCCTCGAGCTGGGAACCGACATCGCGGGCGAAGGCTTCGACATCTTCGAGATCGAAACGGTCATCGACTTGTTCTTCTTCGGTCGACATTGTGTATATGGTATACGATAGGCGAAGAATTTTATTTCACTCTGTATCGGACGCTAACAACTCCTCGCGAACCGCTAGTTTTGTGTAGACTTTGCCCCCATCCGCCGGCACACCCCGAACTTTCATATCATCGTCGTCTGATGAGCTCGAATCTGACGAAGACGATTCGTCGGTCGAACTCCCGCACGGCCTGAACTTTTTATACGTCGATTCCTGATACCCAGTGGGTTCAGAAACCTTCTTCCGAGCCCTCTTCTTCCGAACCGGAATCTTCTGTGATGTACTCGTTGGCATCTATCGATGACTTGAGATATTCTTGGGCGGGATTCGACGGGGTCCACGATTCGTATTCACTCCCTGAGCGCGTCACGGCGGTCATGAGCGGGTCGTCCCCGACGTATCTCGTCCAAACCTCGTCCTCGTCCTCATCGCACTCGAATTCCTCGTCTTCATCGTCATCGCCGGCGCCATCGCCGGCCAGCCCCGGGAACAAAGACTCCGCAGATTCACCGACGCGATACATCGTGCAATACTTGATAGCCAATTGAAAATCTTCCGATAAAAGCATGCTTCGTCCACACGCGTTCGCGTATTGGGCCGCGAGAACGACGGCCGTCTCGAAGACTGGTTTACAGATGTCGATGAGGGCCTGTGCATGCCGGTGCTGCATCTCTTCTTCGTCGCCCTGCAAGTTACTGAAGCCCGTGCGCATCATTATGGTGTGTACTGATATAAAATGTCAGCTTTTCCCTCGCTGAAACGCAACACGTTGTGCGACGCCCCGTAGACGCGCACGTCTCGCGCGTACGTTGGCTGTGGATTAAGCTCGAACTGGACAATTTGGTCCTTGATGAGAGACAAATTAACGGTTCCCGACGGCGGTCCCTCTGGCTCGGTCGCGAACGCGTAACTATAGAATCGGCGAATGAGCTGCGTCTTGGAGTGGTGCATGTACGGTTGAACCGCCTTGAGAAAGATCGCCTTTCCCGTGACCTCGTCCAAAATTTCTTCACCATCGAAACTCAACTTCAGGTGCCGGAGATGTTCAAATAGAATGAGTCGCCCACCGATCCCCGTCGTCTTCCCCTCTCCCGTGTTAGGCGTCGTGACTCGGTTATCGTAATCGAACGGCGACGACCCCGTCGGAACTCGCGATCTAATCACGAAGTAGAGCTCGCGCATTGGATTGGAAAACTCAAGCTTCATCCTGAGCGCATTTGTGCCGGCGGAAATCGTCTCTTGGTGTCTCTGGTGCTGTGTGATGACGTAATCGAGCTCGGGGCGACGCAAGAGTTGGTCCCGGACGGCGTCTTCGACGAATACGATATCCGTCGCGAGCGCCATGGACTTGATCGTGGGTCGTCCACCACTAGTCGTGAAATCGATGTGTCCACCGGTGACTGTGGAGACCATGAGATGGCCATCCACGGCGTCCTGATAGTGTCGTAATTTAACCACGAACTCGACCTCCTGAAGCTTCAACGCGCATAGAGGCAGTGCGAGCTCTGGTTTTCTATAGAAATAGAACGGGAGGTCGATGATCAACTCCGTATCCCCCGTCGCTTCGCCGAGATGGGCCGCGATGGATTTGTCAGACACCAATGTGCCGGCGACTCGATTTGGGTACTTACCAATGAGATGTTTGAGCGCCTGTTGCTTCGTCTGTGTGTAATTCTGTTCGCTGTAAATCTGGAGCACGTCCGACGTGAGTCTTTGGATGACGACGTCGCCGATGCGGAGGTCGACGTACTCGATGATGCCGTGCCCGATGGAATCGATCCAGGCCAACGAGTGACCATCGGGGTGATTCAACTCCGAGAGCGTCACCTTGAGCGCCACCGTCTTCAAAAGATCCCCGTAATTCGCTGGAATTCGAAAATGCGCCGTCTCCCCAAACCGGGTGCTCGTCTGTGGCTCGAAGTCTCGCGACTGCACGGCGTAATTGGTCGTTTTCTTGAAAATCGACCGAAAGTGTGTATACTCTGGGTCGACCGTGAAGAACCGCTCCTGTGGGCCTCGCGCGAGCTCGAGCTGCACGCGTCCGGCCATCTACTATACCTAACTAAAATTTTACACCCGCCAAGCCCGCGGCTATGGTCAAAATGTTATACGAAACGGCGTAGACCCGAACCGTCGACGGGTGGCCGGCATACAGATGGTCGATGTTCACAGTCAATAGCTTGTGTGCGATCCGCGAAAAGTTGACCTGACCGGACGGCGCGGCGCGATCGGGGTACTCCGCGAACGAGAACATGCCGAAATCACTCTTTAACGAGTACGCGGCACCGCCCGCGCCGATCGTCGTACTCCGCGTGTCCGCCATGGTCGTCGTTCTGACCAATGGTGAGTTCACGTGGTTTCTCAGCGACTGTTCGTATACCAACTGTTTGTGCGTCTTGTCGAACACAACCTCGTCGTTGAAGCGGAGACGGACGCGCTGAATCGTGTTGAAATCATACGGCGTGTTTAGCTCCACCGCGCGATCCGACGTCGACGTGAAAAACATCTCTTTAACTGGGCCGGCAAATTTGAGCATCACCGACCGCTCCGTTTCACCGGCGGGTATCTTAAATTGCGACATCTGGAGCTGTGTGATGGCATAACTGATCGGTTTATGCATGAAATACGCGCGCTCTTCGGGCGTCACGTAGACAAACTCCGAATCGAGCGACATGTTCGCGATCTTCGCCGTCAGACCCGACGGGATGTCTGTCGGTGTGGTGTACCAGATGAGCTCGTTCAGAGGGCGAAGCTTGATTCGTACTTCGACCAATTGTTTCGTGAGCGCACACACGGGAATCGCGAGCGACGACTCGCGATAAAAGTAAAACGGGAGGTCCATGTAGTAGGTGTATGTGCCGTTCGAGTACCGCAAAAAGTTCCCGTGACCATTCAGAAAGTACACGCTCTGATCGACATCATCGAACGAGTTGTTGAGCTGTTGATGCATGTAGATGTACTCACCCGTGAGTCGTTGAACCGTTTGACCGCCGATCAACAGGTCTGCGTGCTCGATCAGGTGGGAAATGACGCTCGGCGTCCAGTACACATCGTTTTTTCCAGGTGAATCTGGTGTTGGATCGCTCAGGACGATCTTCAGAGCGACGTTTCGTATCAAGTCACCCTTGGTCACCGGCACTCGGCAAGACACTTCACCACCGAAATCGACTCGACCGTCGACAGGCGTCTCGACGGTCTCTATCGCGAACTTCGTGTGGCGCTTGAACCTTTGTAGGAAGTGACTGTGTGTGGCGTCGCCTGTGATCCACGCGTCGACGCCCGCGGTGGCCGCAAGTCGTAACCTGCCGGCAGGCATCGTGAGTCTACTTTGAGCGGGGAAAATATCTGAAATAAAAAAGCACACTGATCGCAGGAAGCATGAGCACAGCGGACGGAGTGAACCTCCAACTCAAGAAATTCCAACCGCAGAACATGCAAGACGATGCGACCGCCGTATTCGTCGCTCGCAGGCGATCTGGAAAATCAGTGGCCGTTCGTGACATCATGTATTACAAGAGACACATCCCGTGTGGCATCGTGTGTAACGGGACGGAGGAAGGAAACTCGTTCTACGGAGGCTTCGTACCCGACTTATTCGTCTATGGAGATTACGACAAAGAAGCAGTCGATCGCGTGATCCAGCGCCAGCGGAAGATCGTCAACGGGTCTAACAAACACAAGCCCGGCAACAACGCCTTCATCATCCTGGATGACTGCATGTACGACACGAAATTCGTCCGAGACACGCAACTACGAACGATCTTTCTCAACGGTAGGCACTATAAACTGTTCTTTTTGATGACCCTACAGTACGCGATCGATCTTCCGCCCGCGCTACGGGCTAACTCGGATTACATTTTTGTTTTCAAGGAGCCGGTGCTCGCGAACAGGGAAAAGTTATACAAGAACTTCTTCGGCATCTTTCCCACTTTCGATATGTTTAACAAGGTCTTGGAGGCGTGCACGGAGGATTATGGCTGTTTAGTCTTAGAT